AAAACTGTTGCAGTGCAAACAGTTCACCTCGATGTTGTGGATCTGTTTGACCTGGCTGTCCAGATGCCTCTTGATTGCGTTCAGTTCTATCAAATTCATAATCTTTTACCTCTGTATATTTGCCTGTGGATAACTCAAACTGTAATGCTTGAGTACTCTAAATTCTGTGGATAACTTAGGGTCAACTTAACATAATGAACGTTGTGTTAAGTGGCAGATGCTTTTCTTGTTGTTTGGCTTTCTTTTCGTTGCGTTTGCGCAACGCTGGCAGGATGTGTACAACGTAATGAGTGAGCCAGGCGCTGAGACTGGTATGGCGCATACGCTATTGGCCGTTAAGCCCAACACCCAGATGGTCACACCAAACTTTCAGCATGGCTCATACAATGCTGGCCTTGAAGCGCAAGTTATGGGATCTTTGCAAAATGCTCAAGGTCAAATTGTTGGTGTGCCTGATCGGTTAATGTTGCCAAAAACTTTTGCCAAAAAATTTGCCGAAGGCAAGAACATCAACAATATTCGCACGTCATTGCTGAAAAGCCATCATGGCGAAAGGTTGGATCAAGAGGCAATTGACAATATTGCTAGATACCTTGGGTATCAAGTTGATTAAGAGATTCAAGATGCTCTTTTTCTTTGGTCAATTCTTCAAGCAATTGATTGACAATTTCCAGACGCTGCGCATCTGTTTGGCTCCAAAATGCTTCTGGCATCCGCAAATAAGCCGAATTGTTTGAAAAATTAAAACCACAGTATGCGACTACTTTTTTCATTGATGGCCTCCAAAGCATCATTCTATCAGATAGCTAGATAAATGCAAACCACGATTTACAAGCCCGAAGACGAACAAGAGTTGATGGCCACGCTGTGGACACCGGCCATTGCCGATGACCCCGAGGCGTTTGTGTTGTTTGCTTTCCCTTGGGGTCAGGAAAACACGCCACTGGCGAACTTCAAGGGGCCGCGCAAATGGCAACGCGAAGTGCTAAGAGAGATTACCGCGCACATCAAGCGCCAAGGTGGTCTGATTGACTTTGAAACCCTGCGCCACGCAGTCTCTTCTGGCCGTGGTATTGGCAAATCGGCTCTCGTCAGTTGGCTTACCATTTGGATGTTATCCACGCGCATAGGCTCGACAACGATCATTTCGGCCAACAGCGAAGCCCAGCTGCGTGCAGTCACTTGGGCTGAGATCACCAAGTGGTTGGCCATGAGCATCAACAGCCACTGGTTTGAGGTCGCGGCCACCAAGATCACGCCTGCGTCATGGCTTACTGAACTGGTTGAAAAAGACCTCAAAAAAGGCACAAGGTATTGGGCTGTTGAGGGCCGGCTGTGGTCTGCTGAGAACCCAGACGCTTACGCTGGTGTCCACAACTTTGATGGTGTGATGGTGATCTTTGACGAGGCCTCAGGTATCGACGACTCGATCTGGGCTGTGACGGCTGGTTTCTTTACGGAGAACACGCCGAACCGACTTTGGCTGGCTTTTTCCAATCCACGGCGTAATACTGGCTACTTTTATGAGTGCTTTAACTCTAAGCGCGACTTCTGGTCAAACAAGGTGGTGGACGCCAGAACCGTGGAAGGCACTGACAAGGCCGTATACCAGAACATCATTGACGAGTACGGCCCCGACAGTTCCCAAGCACACGTTGAGGTCTATGGCCAGTTTCCGTCTGAAGGTGATGACCAGTTTATACCGGCTGACATTGTGGATGAAGCAATGGCCAGACCGAAATACAAGGATCAAACTGCCCCCATCATCATTGGAGTTGACCCTGCACGCTTTGGCGCTGATGCCACGGTGATTGCCATTCGCCAAGGGCGCGACATTGTGCGCATTGACCGCCACAGGGGTGATGACACCATGACGGTGGTTGGCCACATCATTGAGGCCATTGAGGAATTCAAGCCTGCATTGGTTGTGATTGACGAAGGTGGGCTTGGAGCCGGCATTGTTGACCGTTTGAAGGAACAAAGGTACAAAATCAAAGGTGTCAACTTTGGCAATAAATCGGCAAATCCGATCATGTATGGCAATAAAAGGGCCGAAATGTGGGGAAAAATGAAGGATTGGCTAAGAAGCGCATCAATCCCCAAAGATAGGTTCTTGAAAACTGATTTGGTTTCGCCTATGATCAAGCCAGACTCTAGGGGCACTATATTTTTGGAGAGCAAGAAGGACATGAAGGCTCGAGGTTTGGCCAGTCCTGACGCAGCAGACGCAATTTGTGTTACTTTTGCGTTTCCTGTGGCTCATAGGGAATATACTGCGAGGCAAACAACCCGCGCATACTCTGACCGCACGGCTGTAGCAACATCTTGGATGGGATCGTAAATGGCTACCAAAAAGAATGTATCACTGTCAGTTGGCCGAGGCGAGAAGTTGCCGGTCAGCAAAGGTGCTGGCTTAACCGAGAAGGGCCGCGCTAAGTACAACGCAGCCACTGGCTCCAACCTTAAAGCGCCAGCACCCAACCCCAAGACCAAGGCAGACCAAGGCCGCAAGGACTCATTTTGTGCAAGGATGGGCGCTGTAGCGGCCAACGCCAAGGATGGCGAACGCGCTAAAGCGGCTCTTAAACGATGGAAGTGTTGATATGGCTACCAAACCTGGACTCTATGCAAACATTCATGCCAAGCAAGCCCGCATCAAAGCTGGCTCTGGCGAGAAGATGAACAAGCCTGGCTCCAAGGCGGCGCCTACGGCCAAGGACTTCAAAGAATCTGCCAAAACAGCGAAGAAGAAATAATGCCACTGGTTAAATCAAAATCACCCGAAGCCTTCCGCAAGAACGTCAAAGCTGAAGTGGCTGCTGGCAAGCCAGTCAAGCAGGCCGTGGCCATTGCCTACTCAGTCAAGCGTGAAGCCGAAAAGAAAAAGAAATGAAAGCACTGCAAGATTGCATCATCATTGAGCGCGATGTTGAGAAGCATCCCTTGTTTGTGTTGCCCCAGACTGAAAAGCTAGGTACTGGCATTGCTGTTGCGATTGGGCCAAAATGCCTAGACATCAAAGTTGGTGACCATGTATACTTCGATGTAGGGCAAGAATTTAAGCAAGATGGCAAAGAGTATGTCGTCATGCGTGAGCCTCATATTTTAGGGGTTTTGGAATGAATGATCCAACCGGAATAGTCGCAGCGGCTAACGTAGCTGCTGGCGGCAAACCACCAAAGTCTGATTCAGACATTCTGACAACCGCCCGCGCTCGGTTGGACATGGCCGTCGCCGCACTGGCCGAGAGTCGAGAAGACGAAATTGACGATCTGCGCTTTTATGCCGGATCTCCTGACAACCATTGGCAGTGGCCTGCTGACGTGCTGGCCACCCGTGGTGCGGTGCAAGGTCAGACAATCAACGCCCGCCCAACGCTTACAATCAACAAACTGCCGCAACACGTTCGTCAAGTGACGAATGACATGCGTCAAAATCGCCCAGGCGCGCGGGTTATTCCTGTGGATGACGATGCTGATGTGGAAGTAGCAGACGTTTTTAACGGCATGATCCGTCATATCGAGTACATCTCTGACGCTGACGTGGCCTACGATACTGCCTGCGAGAACCAAGTGTCCTACGGCGAGGGTTACATCACCCTGATGACCGAGTACTGTGACGAAAACACATTCGATCAAGACATTAAGATTGGCCGGATTCGTAACTCGTTCAGCGTCTACATGGATCCTTTGATGCAAGACCCAACGGGTGCGGATGCCAAGTATTGCTTTATTACCGAAGACCTGACTAAAGCAGAATATGAGCGCCAGTACCCTGATGCTGCGCCTATTTCTACGCTTCAGTCCCTCGGTGTAGGCGATCAGTCGATCAGCAACTGGCTCAATGAAGACACAGTGCGTATTGCCAGTTATTACTACATTGACTACGACAAAACCAAGCTGAATTTGTACCCAGGCAACCAAACGGCCTTTGAAGGCACGCCTGAAGACAAAATGCTCAAAAGCATGTTTGGCAAACCTGTCAGATCACGCATGTCTGAGCGCCCACGGGTGATGTATTGCAAGATTAACGGCTACGAAATCCTCGAACAAAAAGAGTGGGCTGGCAAATGGATCCCCGTAATCCGTGTTGTTGGCAACGAGTTTGAGGTTGATGGCCGTATCTACATTTCTGGCCTTGTCAGAAACGCCAAGGATGCCCAGCGCATGTACAACTACTGGGTCAGCCAAGAAGCTGAGATGCTGGCTTTGGCGCCCAAAGCTCCGTTTATTGGCTATGGTGGCCAGTTTGAGGGTTATGAGGACAAGTGGAAGACAGCCAACACGAACAACTGGCCTTACCTCGAAGTAAATCCAGACGTTACAGACGGCCAAGGCGCCGTGTTGCCACTACCCCAGCGGGCACAGCCGCCAATGGCCTCCAGCGGACTATTACAGGCCAAGGCAGGCGCATCTGAGGACATTAAGTCCACAACTGGTCAATACAATGCCAGTTTGGGCATGGGGAGCAACGAACGCTCTGGTAAAGCCATTCTGGCTCGCCAACGTGAGGGTGATGTAGGTACTTACCACTATGGTGACAACTTAACCCGTGCCGTGCGCCATGTGGCCCGTCAGTTGGTGGACTTGATCCCCAAGATTTACGACACACAGCGCATCGCTCGCATCATTGGTGAAGACGGCGAGACGAAGATGGTCAAGATCAATCCTGACCAGCCGCAACCCGTCAACAAGATCATGGATCAAAACGGTATTGTGATCGAGAAAATCTACAACCCTGGTGTTGGCAAGTACGATGTGGTGGCCACCACTGGCCCAGGCTATGCAACCAAGCGCCAAGAGGCTTTGGAAGCCATGGCTCAGCTGTTACAGGGTAATCCCCAACTGTGGCAAGTGGCCGGTGACTTGTTCGTTAAAAACATGGACTGGCCAGGCGCACAGGAAATGTCCAAGCGCTTTGCCAAGACCATTGATCCTAAGTTCTTGTCCGATGGTGACGAAGACCCAGCATTGCAGGCGGCGCAGCAACAGATTCAGGCCATGGGCGCTGAGATGGAGCAGATGCACCAGATGATCCAGAATGTCGGCAAATCCATCGAGATGCAGGACTTGGAGCGCAAGGATTTTGAGGCTCAGATCAAGGCATACGATGCCGAAACCAAGCGTATTGCTGCGGTGCAGGCCGGTATGACTGAAGAGCAGATTCAAGACATCGCCATGGGCGTGGTCGCTGCGGCCATGGAGTCGCAGAGCATGATGAACCAGATGCCTGAGATGCTGCCTCCGCAGGAACCTATGGAAATGGAAATGCCACCAGAACAAATGATGCCCCCACAAGGAATGCCACAATGAAAGCAAATGAATTTCTAGGCTTGCTGTTTTTGGCGCGGGATGTTGCACATTCCGTGCATCTAAACACTCGCAGCTTTAGCAAGCACGAAGCCCTCAACATCTTTTACAACCGTATCATTGGTGCGGCTGACGACTTTGCTGAAGCCTACCAAGGCCGTCATGGTCTGATTGGCCCCATCACCCTGCATTCGGCCAAAAAGACGGCTAATATCATTGAATTCCTGCAAGATTCGCTTGCTGAAATTGAAGCCGCAAGATACGATGTGTGTGATAAATCAGACTCATCACTGCAACAATTGATAGATAATATCGTTGAGGTATATCTCCGGACTTTGTACAAATTGAAATTCTTGGCGTAAGGATCATCATGGAACTTCTGAACCCCCTATCAAAAGCCGACTTCCCAGGCCGCACAGCGTCTTACACTGGCACTGCTGCTAACACTTCTGATTGGAACCCAGGCCCCGAAGGCGTGGTGATCTGGTCTACGACTCCTTGCTATGTGGAAGTTGGCCCAGGTGCTGTGGCCACGACTGCTAGCACCCCGATCCCTGCATTCACACCAATCCCGTTCTATGTGGCCATGGGCACCGGCGCTCCTTTCCGAGTGAGCGCTATCCGTATTTCGGATGACGGCGTGGTGTACTGCAAGCCTATCAACAAGCAATGAGCTTCGGTGTCGCCCTTCGCAATGCTCTGGGCCTTGGCCTTGGCGGCATTGCTACGCTGTTTACAGGCACACGCGACAGCGGTGCTTCAGTGGGCAACCTTCTCACCGAATCTGGTGACAATCTCGTCCAAGAAGACGGTGGCTTGATTCTTTTGGAGTGACCTAAATGGCCGTATTTCTCTCCCCAGTGGGCGGCGTTGCGGCCCAGTTCTTTACCAACACCGGCGCTGTTTTGACCGGCGGTAAGTTGTACACCTATGCGGCTGGCACAACTACTCCTTTAGTTAGCTACACGACTAGCGCTGGAAATGTTGCTCGTACAAACCCCGTTGTTTTGGACGCTGCTGGCCGAGTGCCTAGCGGCGGTGAAATTTGGATTACATCAGCGGCGTATAAGTTTGTCCTTACCGACTCAACTGACGTATTGATTGCAACATACGACAATGTTTATGGTATTGGTGCGGCATCGTATCAAGTACAAAACTTTACAGGCACTGGATCACAAACTGTATTTACATTAAGCGCCGCATCTTTTGGTGAAAATTACACGTTTGTTTATATCAATGGCGTATACCAAAATAAAAATACATATACGGTAAACAGCACAACGCTTACTTTTTCAGAAGCACCGCCTATTACTTCACTTATTGAAGTAATGTTTAATTAAGGAATAATCATGGCAGATAAAAAGATTTCAGCGCTGACCGCATCAACCACTCCCCTTGCAGGCACAGAAGTATTGCCGATTGTTCAATCTAGCGCGACTGTTAAAGTTGCTGTATCTGATTTGACCGCAGGCCGCGTAATTAGCGCTTTGGGCGTTACTATTTCAGGTTTAACAGCATCTACTGCGCTGGCGCTAGATGCAAGCAAGAATGCGGTAAGCGTTACCAATACAGGCACAGGAAGCAATGTGTTGGCAGCATCGCCATTATTAAGTGGCACTGTTTTAGTTGGAAAGTCAAGTTCTAACAGAGATACAAACGGCGTTGAATTAATATCAGGAAGCCCCGATGATGCAGCGCTTGTTCTTACAAACGCAAGAGCAAGCGGTGGAGCGCCTTTAGAAATTAATCGTCATGTAAGCGATGGTACTTTAGTTGCTTTTTATCAAGCTGGTACATTAGAAGGAACAATCTCTGTATCTGGTACAACAGTGTCCTACAACGGCGGTCACTTGTCTCGCTGGGCACAGACCACTGGCCCCAAAGACGATTCTTTGGTCAAGGGCACTGTCTTGTCCAACCTTGACGAGATGAACCAGTACGTTGACGTTGATGGCAATCCTGTCGAAAACGAACAGCTCAACAAGGTCAAAGTTTCTGATGTTCAAGGTGATGTCGATGTTGCTGGTGTGTTCGTTAACTGGACACACGACGATGCGCACAACGTGGACGAAATCAACATGGCTATGACGGGTGACATGATTATCCGCATTGCTCAAGGCGTAACCGTTACCCGTGGTGACTTGCTCATGTCTGCTGGTGATGGCACTGCCAAGCCACAAGGTGACGACATTATTCGTGCCAAGACGATTGCCAAAGTCACATCAAATCATGTCACTTGCACATATGCAGACGGTTCATATTGTGTGCCTTGCGTTTTAATGGCTTGTTAAGAAATATTCTTTAACGGAAAAATTATGGCATTAACACAAGTTTCATACTCAATGATCGCTGGCAATTGCATCAATGCAGTTGATTATGGCGCTTCAACATCTAACGCAGACAACGCCGCCGCCATTCAAGCCGCTTTAAATGCCGCTGCCGCTGGTGTTGTTCGTGATGTTCAATTGCCAGGCGGCATTTTGTTGTTTGGAACAACCATTGAAGTGCCTGAAGGCGTGACTTTGCGTGGTCAAGGCAATACTGCGGCTTATGCTGGCGGATCAGAAGGTGAGCCAACAAGGTTAACCAAGATTGCCTCAATGACAACCACAGGTGTGAAATTAGTTGGCAAACGAGCAAGGCTTCAAAATCTTGGTGTATATAGAATTGCCGGTGCTTTAGGCCGTGGTATTTGGATGGCCAACAATTACCAATCACTTGAATTTGTTTCATCTAATGGCCACGCTGAAGAAGGTATTTTTATTGGCTCAACACCAGCCAGTGGTTATTTGAATTGCAACTGCTGGTCACTTTATCGTGTAGAAGCGTCCTATAACAGCGGTTTTGGGATCGTACTTGATGATGGATTTTTGACATATCCAGTTGCAGATTGCAATGCAGGATGTGCAATCAATATATCGGTTCGCGAGAATGCTGGAAGTGGTATCAGCGTTGGCAACGCTTGGGGAAATACTTTTATCAACATTCTTGCTGAACAAAATGGTCTGTATGGAATGATATTGACCAATGAGGCTGATAAAAGCACAGTTATTGCTGGAGACTTTGACGAAGGCAATTTGTCCGGCCAACTTTACAATGCTGGTAAATACAACTGTTTTATTGGGCAATCAGGATCTGGTTTTACCGATGCTGGTTCGTTCTCAAACATTTTGGGATATACCAGCGCAGTATTGAACACAAGCCAAATTAAAAATAGTGCCACAATTACAGCAGTATCGTTTACCGGCATTGAAAGACTGTTGTCCGTTAATGGTCAATCAACAAATGCAAATGGTAGAGGTGTTGGCATATATTTCGGTACACCAAATGGTGGTGATGGCGTTGCGGCGATAGATGGCGGCCTGATTGCTACAACGCAATCTGCTACACCAACCACAACCAATATGACTTTTTACCAAGCCACTAGCGGCGTGTTGGCTGAAGCATATCGAATGAGCAATACACTTTTCATTCCAATGACGGATAACGACAAGTCACTTGGTGCTTCAGGAAATCGCTGGTCAGTTGTTTACGCTGGAACTGGAACAATCAATACTTCCGATATACGAGAAAAGCAAGACATTGCAAACCTGAGCGAAGCAGAGCGTCAAACAGCGGTTGCAATCAAAAGTCTGATTAAGTCATATCGTTTTAAAGATGCAGTTGCTAAAAAAGGAAACGATGCGCGGATCCACTTTGGTGCAATGGCGCAAGAAGTTGCTAGTGCATTTGTAGCCAATGGTCTTGATCCTGAAAAATATGCGTTGTTCTGTTACGACAAATGGGATGATGAATATGAGCCAGAACTTGCAACTCGTGCAAAGTTAAATGACAAAGGTGAGCCAGAATTGGATAAAGAAAAAAATCCAGTCATGGAGCAATACGAAACAGGCAATCAAATTCTTGTCAAAACCGCTGGTGATCGTTTTGGCCTACGCTATGACGAATTGTTAGCTTTTGTTATTGCAGCAATTTAACTATCTTGCACTTAGTATTAAATTAGGTGTAAGATTCAAAAAACCTTACCGGCGAGGTTCACCGGGGAATCTTAGGATTCATAAATGACTGAAGAAGTCCAAGCCCTAGCGGAAGTAGACTCCGCGCCAACGATGGATGTGACGGCCACACCTGAAGTTGCTGAAAGTACGCCGGAAGTCGCTGAGAACCAAGTTGATCAAGTCGAGGAGAAAAAATACTCCCAGGCTGAAATTGATGCGATGATCGGCAAACGCCTCGCAAGAGAGCAACGTAAGTGGGAAAGAGAGCAAGCAAATCGGTCTGCGGAAACGCAAATCGTGAAAGCCGCGCCAACTGCGTCCGTTGACCAGTTTGAAAGCCCTGAAGCCTATGCGGAAGCAATGGCCTATCAGAAAGCCGAAGAACTGATCGCTAAACGTGAAGCAGCCAAGCAGCAATCAGCCGTTCTCGAAAGCTATCAAGAGCGTGAAGAGCAAGCACGGGACAAGTACGATGACTTTGAACAAGTCGCTTACAACCCCAAACTGCCGATCACAAACGTGATGGCTGAAACGATCCAGTCTTCGGACATTGGGCCTGAGTTAGCGTACTACCTTGGCTCAAATCCAAAAGAAGCAGATCGTATCTCGCGTATGACGCCACTCGGTCAGGCGAAAGAGATTGGGAAAATTGAGGCCAAATTGGCCGCAGCGCCCCCAGTCAAGAAAACAACATCTGCGCCAGCGCCGATTTCTCCTGTCACCGCACGCTCCACTGGAGTGTCGGCTTATGACACTACTGATCCAAGGTCTACCAAGACCATGACGGATTCGCAGTGGATTGAGGCCGAACGCAAACGACAGATGAAGAAGTGGGAAGCGCAGAACCGCTAAAACTTTAAAGGATTTTTAAAATGTCTAATAGTATTCTGACGATTGACATGATCACACGCAAAGCGTTGGAGATCTTGGAAAACAACCTCGTTTTGACACGCAACGTGAACCGTCAATATGACGATTCCTTCGCTGTTGAAGGTGCAAAAATCGGCTCTACCTTGCGTATCCGTTTGCCCGACCGCGCTCTGGTAACTGACGGCGCCGCCTTGCAAGTGCAAGACGACAACGAACAGTTCACCACTTTGACCGTTGCCAGCCAAAAGCACATCGGTGTCAACTTCACATCTGCTGAATTGACCATGCAATTGGATGACTTCGCAGAGCGTGTGTTGAAGCCTCGTATTAGCCAGTTGGCATCTTCTATTGATGCAGATGTGGCCAATGCGTACAAAACCATCGGTAACACCGTTGGTACACCTGGCACCACTCCTTCTACTTCTTTGGTCTTGCTCCAAGCCCAGCAGAAGCTGAACGAGAACGCAGCTGTGATGACCCCACGTTACGCTACCGTGAACCCTGCTGCTAACGCTGGCTTGGTTGAAGGCATGAAAGGTCTGTTCAACCCAACAGACACTATCAGCAAGCAATTCAAGAACGGCATGATGGGCACTGGCGTGTTGGGCTTTGACGAGATCAACATGTCGCAGTCTATCAAGCAGCACACCACTGGTTCACGCGTTGCCACCGGCAACTCTGTGACTACCACTGTGACTGCTCAAGGCACAGCTACATTGGCGTTGACTATCGGCTCTGGTTTGACCATTAAAGCCGGTGACGTGTTCACCATCGCTGATTGCTTCGCCGTGAACCCACAGACTCGTGAGTCCACTGGTTCTTTGTTCCAGTTCGTTGCTTTGGCTGACGCAACTGCTACTTTGACCGCAATTACTGTTAATGTCGCTCCTATCTACACTTCTGCCAATGCTTTGGCTACCGTTGACAGCTTCCCTGTCGCTGGTAAGGCTGTTGTGTTCGTTGGTGCTGCATCTAGCCAGTACGCTCAGAACTTGGTCTACCACAAGGATGCCATCACTTTTGCAACCGCTGACTTGCTGTTGCCACAAGGTGTTGACATGGCTGCTCGCGCAGTTCACAACGGTATCAGCTTGCGTGTTGTTCGTCAATACGACATCAACAACGACCGTATGCCTTGCCGTATCGACGTTTTGTACGGTTTCAATACGATCCGCCCACAAATGGGCTGCCGTATCTGGGGCTAATTGATTGGGGCTTCGGCCCCTATCTCTGTTATTAACATTGAAAGGAATTTATCATGGCTCTCCCTAATGGCGCAGGCGGTTACCAAGTTGGTGACGGCAATCTTGGCGAAATCAGTTTTTCCAACACCAGCACTCCCGTCGCTTTGACTGGCGCGGCTGTCACTATCACCGCAGCCGATTTGGCTTCTGGTGTGTGTACCATGGACTCAGGCGGCACAGACGCAGGAGCCTATGTGTTCCCCACAGGCGCATTGCTTGACGCTGCATTCCCTAGCCTTAAAGTTGGCTCGACATTTGACTGCGCTTTCATCAATCTTGGTGACAATGCAGCAAATGACGTGGTTTTCACTGCTGGTACGGGCAACACCCTTGTTGGTAACGACACGATCCAAGATTCGCTGACTAAAACCAGCAACACATCTGGCACGTTCCGTTTCCGCAAAACTGGTGACGCAGCGTACTCAATCTACCGCGTTGCCTAAACCTAAATGGGGGCTTCGGCCCTCATTTTTTAAAGGAAAAATCATGTCAAACACTAAGCCTGTTGGCGTAGCATTCGCTGACCCTGCGTTGGACGAAGCGCAATTTACGCTCTATACAGTTGCCCAGTTGCCCACAGCATCCGCCGCCTTGGCTGGTACTCGGTCTGCTGTAAGCGACTCAAACGCCGCTTACGCTAGTAATGCTGGCGCTACCGTTGCTGGCGGTGGCTCTAACATTGTTCCCGTTTTCTGCAACGGCACAAACTGGGTTATCGGTTAAAACCAAATGGGGGCTAATCACCCCCATTCTTAAATTATGATCATCTACCTTTCTCACCCCGTTCACGGCGCTAAAATTGCAACTATGGATTTAGAGGCTGAGATGGATGAAAGAAACGGCTGGACTCGCTATAATCCAGACACGTCTTCCGAACCCGAAGCGGCTCCTGTTAACGTGCTGGAAGTTAAGCGCCGTAGAAAAGTGACTACTGAAGAGGTTTAAGCATGACAACGTACACCGCTGGCCAACAAATTGAACGTGCCCTTCGGCTTCTCGGTGTGCTTGCTGAAGGCGAAACGCCCTCTGCTGCTACTTCTCAAGACGCCTTAATGGCGCTCAACCAAATGATTGATAGCTGGCAGACCGAGCGTCTGTCAGTGTTCTCCACGCAAGATCAAGTCTTTACATGGCCCGCAGGCTTAATTAGCCGCACCCTTGGCCCGTCTGGTGACTTCGTAGGTCTTCGCCCCATCTTGCTTGACGATGCTACATACTTCAAAGCGACAAATAACGTGTCGTATGGCATCAAAATGATTAACCAACAGCAGTACAACGGTATTGCTGTTAAGACCGTGACGTCTACTTACCCACAAGTGATGTGGGTCAACATGACGTTCCCTAACATTGAGATATATCTCTACCCACGCCCTACGCAGGACTTGGAGTTTCACTTTGTGTCGGTTCAAGAGTTGAACAACCCCGCCACACTGTCCACGATTTTGTACTACCCACCAGGCTATCTGCGTGCGTTTACTTACAACTTGGCCATGGAGTTTGCCCCTGAGTTTGGCATTGAGCCAAGCCCACAAGTGCAGCGCATTGCCATGACTTCTAAGCGTGACTTGAAGCGCATCAACAACCCAGATGACGTGATGGCACTGCCTTACGCATTGGTGGCCAACCGCCAGCGTTTCAACATCTATGCCGGTAACTATTGATGAAAACGCCGATTCTTGGCAGCACTTACGTCACCCGAAGCGTCAATGCAGCAGACGCTCGGATGGTCAATCTTTTCCCCGAGATTGTCCCAGAGGCCGGTAAAGAGCCTGCGTTCCTAAACCGCGCCCCAGGTCTGAAACTGCTCAACACCATTGGCAACGGCCCGATCCGTGGCCTGTGGGCGTTCTCGTCTAACGACAGCACAGCCTTTGTGGTGTCTGGCACTCAGCTTTACAAGATCACCACCGCGTATGTGGCCACGCTAATTGGCACGGTGGCTGGTACTGGCCCTGTCAGTTTGGCTGACAACGGCACGCAGTTGTTCATTGCGGCCAATGGCCCTAGCTACATCTACAACAACACGACAAATGCCTTTGGCCAAATCACCGACCCTGACTTCCCAGGTGCTGTGACTGTCTGCTATCTGGACGGCTACTTTGTGTTCAACGAGCCAAACAGCCAGAAGCTGTGGATCACTGCACTGCTAGACGGCACATCCATTGACCCTCTTGAATTTGCAAGCACTGAAGGCTCTCCTGACGGCTTGGTAGCCGTGGCCGCTAACTTCCGTGAGGTCTGGGCCTTTGGCACTAACTCGATTGAAGTCTGGTACGACTCTGGCGCAACAGATTTCCCATTACAGCGCATTCAAGGCGCTTTTAACGAGTTGGGCTGTGCCGCCCCTTACTCAGTAGCCAAGATGGACAACGGCCTGTTCTGGCTTGGCCGTGACCGCCGTGGTGAAGGTATTGTCTACCGCGCCAACGGTTATTCAGGGATACGCATTTCCACACACGCTGTTGAGTGGCAGATCCAACAATACGGTGATATATCGGACGCTATTGCGTACACTTACCAGCAAGACGGCCACAGCTTCTATGTGCTGGTTTTCCCTAGTGCTAACACGACTTGGGTTTACGATGCCGCTACGCAAGCCTGGCATGAGCGTGCAGGCTTTGTCGATGGCAACTTTACCCGTCACCGTGGCAATTGCCAGATGGCGTTTAACAACAAGGTTGTTATTGGCGACTTTGAAAACGGCAACATCTACGCTTTTGACCTAGACGACTTTAGCGACAACGGTAGCATCCAGAAGTGGTTACGCACATGGCGTGCGCTGCCAACTGGTCAGAACAATCTGCGCCGCACGGCCCAGCACACCTTGCAACTCGATTGCGAATCTGGCGTTGGCTTGAATCTTGGTCAGGGCAGTGACCCTCAAGTCATGCTTCGCTTCTCAGACGATGGCGGTCACACATGGTCAAACGAGCATTGGAAGTCCATGGGCAAGATTGGCGAGTATTACAAGCGCGTGCTGTGGCGTAGGCTTGGCATGACAACTAAGTTGCGTGACCGTGTTTATGAAGTGTCTGGCACTGACCCTGTGAAGATTGCAATCATGGGCGCAGAACTTATTCTAAGTCCAACGAATGCCTAGTCCTAACGCGACGCCAACGCCGATCACGCCACCGCGAGTGCCGTTGATCGACCCTCGCACGGGTCTGATTGACCGCGCTTGGTATTTGTTCTTTCTGTCGCTGCAAGACATAGCAACGTCTGTGGTTGAAGATGTTGATCTAGCCACTGACTCCATATCCTTACTTGCGTCTTACGATGCGGCTTTACTCACAGTAAATCAAGAGTTGCAGACCTTGCCAGCGTCTCAGTCAGCCGAGTTGCAGGCGCAGATTGCAAACGTGCGTCAGATGCTTGAGACACTGCCACGGCAAGAGTTGGGCACAATGGCCGCGCTTCAGCAGGCTAACTTGCCATGGGTAACTTTTGACAATACGCCAGAGAGTTTACCAACCGACATTGGCACTGTGGCGTGGGACGGCGGCACAACGCTGGGCATCCAAATGACCGCTAACGTGCTTCAGCCAGTTGGCGAAGCGCAGTATTACTTTATCAAAGCATCGGCTGTTATTGCCAAAGGCGAGTTGGTAATGTTTGATGGCTCTGTCGGTGCTTCTGGCGTGCTGAAGGGCAAGCCTTCTACTGGCGTGACCAATGGCCAGCTCATTATGGGTATTGCCGCAGAAGCCATCGCAAACAATGGCTTTGGCTTGGTTTCTAGTTTTGGCTTAGTGCGGGGGTTTGACACCACTGGCACGCCGTATGGCGAGGTCTGGGCAGACGGTGACATCCTGTACTACAACCCTTCATACGCTGGTGGATTAACAAAAAATCTGCCTGCCGCGCCAATCCCTCACGTTGTGGTAGCGGCAGTGGTCAATGCCTCGTCAGCTGGCGCTGGGTCTGTCTTTGTCAGAGTTCAGGCCGAGCCATTGGTCAGTCAACTGTCTGATGTGTATGCGCCGACACCTGCTAACGGTGATGTGCTGGTTTACGATGGGGTTCAGTTGCGCTGGGAGAACGTTCCTGCGTCATCTATTATTTACACCGCTAGCGGCGCACCAGTCACCAAGACGGCTGACTTTACGGTTGCCGCAACCGATACTTGGCTGATTAACAACAAGTCAGGATCGACTTGCACCGTAACCTTGCCGTCTGCTGCGACTTACATTGGCCGCACTTTGACTTTTAAAAACATGCAGGCGCAGACTTTGGTGTCAGCGTCAAGCAACGTTGTGCCTATCGACAGTACAGTAGCTGGCACAGCAATCCTCTTGGCAGTTGTAGGAAATTGGGCGACAATGGTGTCTGACGGCACAAATTGGGTCATCATGCAACAAGCCGCTAATAACTGCCTCTTATTGGAGTAAACCATGACCGTATCTGTGAAAGTATTAGTACCGGCTAAATTTGCCGAAGCAACCCAAGTCACGCAATACACAGCGACTGGCGTTACGGCCATTATTGACAAGTTCACCGCGACTAACATTAGCGCGTCTGCCGCTACGATCAGCGTCAACTTGGTCACGGTTGCTGGCTCTGCTGGCAACACCAACTTGATCACTAAGACCAAAACATTGCAAGCGTCTGAGGTCTATACGTTCCCAGAACTAGTCGGTCAAGTGCTTGGCGTTGGCGACTTTATCAGTACAATCGCAGGCACAGCCAGCGCAATCAATATCCGCGTCAGCGGCCGTGAGGTGACCTAATGCGTGTAACCTACGGCAAGGGTTTTGCACCAACCTTGTCCATGACGGGCAAGGTTTTGGCGTTGCAGAATGAACTCTTAAAAATGCCGCAGGCCAACATTGTGACCGAGCATATTTTCAAGCCTGGCGTTTACGAGCGCAAGATCACGATCCCCGCTTGGACTGTTTTGACTGGCGCTGAACACAAAACGCCCTACCACGTTCGAGTGGAAAAGGGCACAATTGCGGTTAATACGGATGACGGCGTTAAAGTGTTTACCGGCCCATGTGACTTCCCTGCAAAGGCCGGAATGCAACGCGCAGGCCGAGTGTTTGAAGAAGAAGTGGTTTGGGTAGATGTCTATGACAACCCAGACGACTGCAATGATTTGGCGGTGCTAGAAGACCGTTTGTATGTCGTGCCTGACTGTGGCCTTGCCGACAGCCGCACTGACGCACAAAGGGCACAGATTGATTATGGGGCGTTCCTATATCAGATCGGTTTGACTCAAGGCGAAATGGACGCAATTGTCCATAACGAGTCTGATTTGATGGAGATGCCTGACGGCGTGGCGGTGGAATTGCGCGATTCGCCGATTCACGGTAAAGGGTTGTTTGCAACCCGCGACTTTGAGGCTGGGGAAACTGTGTGCCCTGGTCGAGTGGATGGTAAAAGAACTCCCGGCGGGCGCTTTATCAACCACTCATTTAACTGCAATATCAGACCCGAAAAAGTAGGGGATGACATTTATGCAATTGCTGCGCGTAAAATATGCGCTGGCGATGAATTACTGGTAGATTACAGAGCATCAATGCGAGTCAATTTTGGACTCACGTTACAAGGAGAATTGCCATGTCTGGATGGGTAGCAGGGGCCATAGCGGTCAGCAGTTTAGTTGGCGCAAGTACGGCTAAAAGTGCTGCAAAAACGCAAGCAGCGGCAGCATCTGAAGCCGCAGATGTGCAAAAGCAAGTTGCTGATCAACAAGTCGCGCTGCAACGCGAAATGTTTGAGAAAACCCGCGAAGATCAAGCGCCTTACCGCACGGCTGGCTATAACGCTTTAGCTGAGATGCAACGCACTGCTGGTAATGTACCTGGCGCGTTTAAGTTTGGTGCAGGCGATTATCAAGCTGACCCAGGCTACGCTTTCCGTTTGGCAGAAGGCCAAAAAGCGCTTGATCGCCAAGCGGCTGCCCGTGGCGGTTTGATTTCTGGTGGCGCATTAAGAGCCGCACAGCGTTATGGTCAAGAGATGGGGTCACAAGAATTTGGCAACGCATACAACCGTGCTTTAACTGGCTACAACACTGATGTGGCGCGTGAGAACCAGTTGTATAACCGTCAAGCAGCATTGTCTGGTGTTGGTCAAACTGCCACTAATTTAGTTGGCCAAGCTGGTCAGAACTACGCAACTGGTGCTGGCGGCGCATTAGGTACATATGGTACAAATGTAGGCAATTTAATGACTGGTGCTGGCGCAGCTCAAGCAGCTGGTCAAGTGGGCGTGGCTAATGCTTTAACTGGTGGCTTGAGTACATATTTAAACTACTCTCAAAACAATGCTTTGCTTAACGCATTGCAGAGAAATCAAAATATGCAATTGGTAAATACCGGTGGGTATTCTAATGTTCCATCGTATATGGTTCAACCACCTGGAGGAGGTTAATTATGGCGCTTAATCCAAACATCGCTCTTGGCGTTAGGCCACTTGAAATTCCAAATCAATTGGCGCAATACGCTCAGTTGTCGCAAATTCAAGGCGCACAACAAGCCAATCAGTTGAATCAAATGCAAATGGCTGAGTATGAGCGTGCGCGTGCTGAAGAAGAAAACACGCGCAATTTTCTTGCAAGAGCTGATTTAAATGATCCCAACATAAGAATGCAACTGTTGACAGGATATGGTAAAGCTGGCCGTGAAGTTGCTACAAATTTAACTGCTGCTGAAAAAGCGCGGTCAGAAGACCTTGCACGGCAAGCAAAACTGGCACAAGATACGCAAGCCATGTATCAAAACATATCAGGCATTATTTCTAATAAAGCGGATGCAGCTAAGTTTTTGCAATTGGTAGTTAACGATCCGGCAATGAAAGATTCGCCGCTTACAAAAATTCCGCTAATGCAACAAATTGCAAGAATTCCTGAAGATCCTGCTGGCTTGGACGATTGGAAAAAACAGTTTGCTCTTGGTGCAACCAAATACATTACCGAAAACAAACCAGTTACCTTTGCCCAAGACACAGGCACTGGTGGCCGTTTAATGACTCGCGCTGGACTTGGTGGCCCAGCTACCCTTGTGCCAGGCAGTGAGTTTACAAAAGGCATGACTTATGCTGATCAAAATGCTGCGGCTCGTTTGGCATTTGATAAATCCAAGTTTGAGTTTGAAAAAGCCAATCCAACAATGTCAATCCAAGAAGACCCAAGCGGCTTGTTGGCGATCAATACAAGAACTGGCGTGGCCACTCCTGTGGTGTACGGCCCAATGGGCATTCAGGCTGCACCAACAGCCGCACCAGGCGCAAGCATGATGCGTCAACCACCAGCTGCATTGCCTGGTCAGCGCACCCCTGCCATTCCAGGCATGACCAGTGTGCTTGACCAGACTGCGGCGCCTGCGGCCATGCCTATGCCTGCCGAAGTTGGTGCAAGAATGCCTGGTATGCCTGTTGGCGGTAAAAAAGAAGCGCCCGTTAAGTTTAATGACACAGACATGCAATTGGCTGGTTTGGCTGGTTCTCTTAAAGACTTTAAAGAAGAAATTAATAAAAATTTATTTACAGGCGCTAAATATCTTCCCTCTGGTGCAGATACATCTAGGATGACGGCCAAGTACACAGCACTGTTAATGGGTGTCAAAGACTTGTACACACTTGGTGCATTGACTGGCCCTGACATGTCAATTATTGAGTCGCAATTGACTAACCCTGCTTCATGGTCTGGCAAATTTAAAACAAAAGAAGGTTTTAATGAGCAAGTTAAAGTTATTGAAGACATGTTGAAACGCAGCACAACAAATCTTGAAACCACCTATGGCCGTGTGCCTAAAGCATCAAGAAAAGCGCTTGAAGGATTGCCAGGCGGCGCGGCTGGTGGCATATCAGGTGCAACCGCAAACGATCCATTGGGACTGGGGATTAGATAATGGCAACACTTGCAGAATTCCGCGCACAGTATCCTCAATATGATTCTGTGCCAGACGTTGCTCTGGCCGATTCATTGCATCAGAAATTTTATTCAAAGATGCCAAAGATGGAGTTTTACAAGACCATCGGATTAGGTGCGGCTACTGCAATCCCTGGCGCTGAGAATGTTGTGACTGGTGTTAAGCCACCAGAAGTTTCTATGCGTGACCGCATTATGGGCGTAATTGAAACGCCTTTGGCGTTTGGCGCTACTTTGGCTGGTGGTGCAATTGCTCCAATTGTTGGCGCTGTTGGCACTTTGACCAGTGGCAAATATGGCACACAAGAAGGCATTCGCGCTGGCCAAGAAGCCATGAAGGCTGTTCAGTATCAGCCACGCACACAGACGGCCAGAGAAGCCTTGGGCGCTGTTGGTGAGTTTTTACAGCCAATTACTGGCGCTTTGCCACCAACACTTGCCGCAACTGGTACAACGCTCAACGCTTTGGCTCCCGCGGCTATGATGCAGACTGGCGGAGTTGTTCGCCCTATGGTTACTCAAGCAACCGCACCAGCGCGTAATGCCTTAGCTAATGTGATGACACGCGAACAACAACCTAGCATGGTTGGCATGGGCGCGGCCAGCACGGCTGAAGACTTGATGCGTCAGCAACGGTTGGAACAATTTGGTATTCGCGCAACAGCTGGTGAGCGTGAAAAGAATTTACAAAAACAGCAGTTTGAGTCAGATGTTCAAAGAGGCGCTTTGCCTGGCGTGTCTGAAGACGTTAAAGCTGAATTAGGCAGACAGTACGGCGCTTTCAAGGTTGGCCAAAAGCAAGACATCCTTAACCAGTTTGAGCGCATGACCGAGGAAGTTGGCGGCACAATTGACCGCAGCACACCTCGCGCAGTTGGCACTGTTGTTGATAAGGCGTTGGTAAAACAATACCAAGACAAACTAAAAAAAGTTGATCAGGCTTATCAAGCGGCCAGAGATTCTGGTGAAACAAAACAAATTGTTGACACTGCCAAACTAGAACAATGGTTGGCTGACAACGCGCCAGAAGCTATTTCTGTACCGCAAATACAAACCATTGGCGCAAAATTAGATGCGCTTAAGAAGGTAACTGGCAATCAAATAACAATTGATGACTTGGAAAACATTTACAAGTCTGCTGGCAACTTAGCGGAAGGCAATCCATCTGCGGCAAGGTTTATGGGTCAAGTCAAAGGCGTTATTAATGACATGACCGAAGGCGCTGGCGGTGATCTATATCGCGCAGCCAGAACTGAGCGCAAACAGTTGGCCAAACAATTTGAAGATGTAAACAGAGTTGATCAGTTGTTAAGCACAAAAGCTGGCAAGACAGATCGCAAAGTGGCATTGGATGATGTTTACAACCATGTCGTGCTTGACGGCTCATTGGAAGAGATGAGAACCGTCACATCATTGCTTAAGAAAACGCCAGAAGGCCAACAGGCTTACAAAGAGTTGCAAGGTTATACCTTGCAACGAATGAAAGATTTGTTGCTCAAGCAGGGCGATGAAACAGACAATATCCGTCTAAACAATTTCAATAATTTTGTCACTCAGCTTGATCGAGAAGACAAACTTGGCTACATGTTTGGTAAGACCGGCAGAGATACGCTTCTTGATTTGAAGAAAAGTATTGCTGACGTGATGGTAAAAGAGCCAGGCGCAGTGAATTACCCCAACACGGCTGGCGCTGTTTTGCGTGGCCTTGAAGCCTTGCAAAAATTGCCATTTAAGATTCCAGGCACTCAAACCGCCGCTGAGTTTGCCCGTGAAAGACAGTACAAAAAACAACTTCAAGAGTCTTTAAAGCAACCAAATCAGTTGGCTCCAAAGCAAACAAACAAAAACGCTTTAAACAATAAGCCAGTCAAAATTGACTTAACGGGCATGGCCGAATGATGGACTACCAAGTTTTATTCAACATCTCTGTAGCCGCAGCAGGCTTCTTTGGTGGTTGGACATTGAACCGCATCTATCAGGCCATTGACCGGCTTGATGGCGATGTGCGCAGTATGCCTTTGAACTATGTCACCCGCGATGACTATCGCAATGACATAAAAGATGTTCGGGAAATGCTCGGTAAGATTTTTGACAAACTGGATGGTAAAGTTGATAAATGATCATCGATCCCATCACGGCGCTGGAAGGTTTACAGCAGGCGATTGGACTCGTTAAAAAAGCGAGTAAGGTTGCCAATGATTTAGGCGGCCTAGGGGTTATGGTCGGTCGGCTCTTTGACGCGAAGAGCCAGGCTACTAAGGCTATGGTCGAGGCCAAACGGTCTGGCAATAAGTCCAACTTTGCCTTGGCGATGCAGATAGAAAATGCATTGATGAATTCGGCCAAATTGGAATCTGAATTGCAATTGCTTTATATGCAGACTGGCCACATAGACGTGTGGAACAAGATCAAAGCCAGAGCCGCCGAAATGGACAGGGATGATGCCATAGCCGCCCGTCAAGCCAAAGAAGAAGAGAAAAAACGCAAAGAGGCCGAGCAAGAACAGCTGGAGTGGGCGGTAGGTATTGTGGTGATTGTGATGCTTATTGGCGCTATTGGCTGGGGGCTTAACGAGATGGCCGAACTGTGCGCTAAGACAAGGTGTGGTCGGTGAATGAGTACCAGAAACAGTTTGACCTTTTCCTCAAAGTCTTTGTCAGGCTGTGCGTGGCGTGGTGGGTGCTTGGACTGCTCAAGTTCCTGCCCGATAATGTTGCCAAAAAATTACTAGGGATGTTTGGTCTATGAGTGACGAAAAGCCAGCAGATGTACTAAGCAAGGTGCTGTCCTATGTGGATAGCCCGTTCAAGCTGTTTGCGCTGATCCTCATGGCGGTGTTTGCCTTTGCTGGTTACTTTGTTTGGCAGAACCAAGAACTGCTGATGGGCGCGTACAAAGAGTCCAAGAAGATGCCAAGCATTGTTGAGGACAGAGTAGAAGACGCTGCTGCTCATTTATTTAAAACCACCAACGCCACCATTGTGGCCGTGTTCAAAGTAAACCCCATGTTTGGAACCAGAGTGCTGCACCGCGCTTATACCAAAGAAGGCCGAGACAAAACCAACGATGGGCTAGATGTGGGCCTGTTTACCCAGAACTCAGCCAATAACGCTGATGTGGTCAGGCTGATGGCCAGCGAAATACCTTGCGGCGAGTACAGATCAGCGCAATCCGAGATGGGCTTGTGGTACATCGCCAAGGGCGTCACTTACACTTGCCGGATCAGCATCCCTCCTGACCCAAACCGATTTGTTGGCCAAATTACTGTTGGCTGGGATAATGAACCCGCTGACATTCAAGTGGCAAGAACCATGATGGAAATTGCAGCAACCATGCTTTCAAGGAGCAAACAATGATTGGACTAGACGCAATCCTAAACGTGGGCGGCAAGCTGATTGACAAGCTGATCCCAGACCCAGAGGCTAAAGCCAAAGCGCAACTGGAGTTGGCTAAACTGGCGCAAGACGGCGAACTGGCCAAGATGGCCAACGACACCAAATTATTTGAGGTAGAACAAACAGCCGTCACAGACCGCTGGACAGCAGACATGGGGTCAGACTCTTGGCTGTCTAAAAATATTCGTCCTATGGCCCTAATAGCCATCTTCGTGGCCTACTTTGTGTTCACCATGATGTCGGCGTTTGGTTATAACGCACAAGAGTCCTACGTCCAGCTGCTTGGCCAGTGGGGGCAGATCATTTTCTTGGCTTACTTTGGTGGCCGTACAGTTGAGAAACTTGCAGACATGAGGAGCAAGAAATGACGCCGCACTTCACACTTGACGAACTGACGCACACCGATCACCGAACATTGGATAACACACCAAATGAAACCGAACTTGCAAACATTCAAAGACTTGCTGAATTCTTGGAAGAAGTCAAAACTGTTCTTGGCGGTAAGCCGATTATGGTCAACAGCGCGTTCCGCAGTAAAGCGGTAAACGACGCCGTAGGCAGTAAAGATACTTCTCAGCATCGCATCGGCTGCGCTGCTGACATTCGTGTGCCCTCTATGACGCCAGACCAAGTGGTCAGGGCAATTATTGCTTCGGGTTTACCCTATGATCAAGTGATCCGCGAGTTTGACCGCTGGACGCACGTTAGCATCCCCAACACGCCAGAGGCCAAACCACGCAAGCAAACGCTGATCATTGACAAGGCTGGCACTAGGGCGTTTGTTTAGTCACAGCGCGGTAAGCCTCAATGGCCGTCTTTAAGTCGCACTGTAAGTGCTGAATGCGGTCATCTTGCTCACACAACTTGGCGTATGCTTCTTCGGCAAACTTGGCCAAGTTAGCCTGGTTCCATGTAGAAAAGTCTGGTTTGTTACTCATGCTCTCTCCTTGATGTCATAGAACCAATCGTCACCGGCTGACCATTTGCGTGTGCCGTCAACCGTCCACAGGCGCTGCGCCGCTTGGAAGTCTGGAAACTTTGTCTCAGCAGGGATCAGGCTCTGGTCGTACCACAGGCATCGGTTGTTGGGCTGGCAGGCAAACTGGCCGTTGTCCAGCGCAATCCAGTTAAACGATTTGTGTTCCTCGGCTTGCTCGGTAAAGCCAGTGTCCAAGTCCATACCCTCGGCGCAGAAGTCCACCGTAAACAGATAGCGCCCGAAGTGCCATTCTTTGTCTTTGCCAAGGAACTTGACGCCAAGGTTACGCAGGCCAATTTTCTCAATGATCGTAAAGCGGTAGCCCATGCAGTCCCACAGCTGGAGCGTGTCAACGGGCAAGTCACCATGCTCGGTTTGCCAGACATAGGCATGGATCGGCAGCTTGTCATACAAAGCACCATACGCAGGCAACAGCGACTCAATGCGAAACACTTGGCCACGCAGGGCTTTGAGGCTGACCCAGATGGCTGGCTCTAGTTCGCCATGGCCCTTCTGGAAGTTATACAAGAACTCTTTGCGAACGAAGCATTTGATGGGCGGCAGTGATGCCA